CTCGACCTTCGGAATCTTCAGGTGTGCTGCCAGCCGGTACAGGAAACGTTCCGTCAGTCCTGACCGGCTTCGGAGTTTTTTTCGTGATCCTGGACGACCTGCTCGCCGCTCCGGAGGACGGTCCGCCAGCACTGGTCGTAGATCCACATCACGACCGCGTGATTCGCCGCGAGGACCTTCTCGGCCGCGAGGCCGCATGGCTTGCCGTTCACGTCGCATACGCAGGTTGTGAGCGTCTTCGCGATCAGGGCGGCCGAGGCCCGGCCGGCCGTGCCGTCCGGCTTGATCAGGTCGCCGTGAGCGTTGACCAGCTCGTGCCACTCCCGGAACGTTGGCGAACGCAGGTAGACGGCGTCGATCGTCCCTGGCGGCGTGATGGTCACGACATCGGGCGTAGTGTCGAGGGCGCTCATGATCCTTCACCTGTGAGTTTGAAGACTGCCTGGCCGACCAGAAACTCGCCGACGCTGCCGGTCACGTCGAACGACTCGAGGTAGGCCGGACGAGTCAGCGAAACGCCGTCCGCGAATACCGACACACTGGCACGAAACCCGATGTCGGCATTCACATACGGAGGGCATCCGTAAAGTGTGACCTCGACCGTCCCCGGATCAATCGCGACACAGTCGTAGGTTTTCACGATCCGGGCGTTCGCTCCGGATCCGACCACTTCGCTTGTGATGTTCGTCTTTTCGACGAACACGGCGGAGCCAGGAGAGACTTTCCAGCGAGTGATCCGGCCCAGATTCTGTCCGGCGAACGAGCAGGACGAGCCCTGCGACGAAGGAGTCGGCATCGTGACCGGCCTCCCTTACGTCAAGCCGCGTAGTCGCTCGTGTAGTTGGCGGTCCACTTCTTCAGCTCTCCGACCGCGTCGTCGCTCGTGGAGTCCATGCACTTACAGGTCACGCTTTCGGCCGTAATGAACGTTCCCTTCGTGGGCTTCGCGGCCCCCAGGCCCTCAATCGTGACGGTGACGATCGTGCCGGCGGCTGAGTTTTGGCCGTAGTCGGTGAGTCCGTTCTCGTAGACGCGAGTCGCTCCATGGGCCAGCGACAGCGTCGAGGCGTCGAGCTGCGGGGTCACGTCAGACTTCCGCGAGACCTTCACGGTCACCTTCGTCGCGCCGGAAACTCCGAACGCATCAAACCCTTGCGAGCTTGTAAATGTTGCGGCTGGCACGTCTACGGCTCCTTATGTCGCGGGCGGATAGTAGGAGAACTCGACCGAAAACGTGGCGTATTTTCCGACCTCGTAGCTCTTCTCGTACGACTCGCAGATCCAGCCGGTCGTCGTGGCGGCCGCCGTGATCAATAGCGTCGTGTCCGACTTCAGATTGCCGGAGACGCTACAGGTCTTCGTGGCCGTCTTCGTCCCGCCTTCGACCAGCGGAGGAGCCGCATACTGGCGAGTAGAGTCCCCGAGGACCGTCACGTCCTCCTTCGCGGTCGCGCCGGCCGTCTCGATATCCTTCAGGGAGATCGTCTTCGCGCCGGACGGGATCGTCGGGCCTGGCGAGGTCAGCGTGGAGATCGGCATAGTCTGCTCCTGTGTCGGTCGTGGTCGATTTTATGGGGTGCCGTGCGGGGCGAATCTCACTCGGCCCAGCGGATCTCCACCGACAGCTCGACCGTATACGTCGGCGTCTCGCGGCCCTCGAGGTAGTCGGGCTGACCGTCTCGCTCGTCGAGAACCAGGCAGTGTTCGACCGTCGTCCCGTCGGCGGTGCCGGCGTACTTGTGGATCGCCGCGGTGATCTGGCCGGCGAGCGTCCAGGCCTGGACGTAGTCGTCTGCGTAGACCGCCACCAGGAACCGGGCGACCGGGTTGACCTGGTCAGCGACCGGAGTGTCGTCGAACGTGTCGGCGAGGACCTGCTCGCGGCTCGTCGCCTCGCGGGCGTAGATCGTGAAGGGAGGCGACTGGGTGCCGGTCATGCCGACGGGCCAGGCCGTGGCCGACGTGGCGTCCTCGATCGCTTCCTTTAGCCAGACGTGCGGGGTCGCCATGGATCAGCCTCCGTACCCAGGATTCTTTCCGGACCCCAGCTCGGCGGCAGCCTTCTCTAGGCCGACGGCCATCTCCTCGGCGAGCTTCGACGCCGCCACAGGCCCAAACTCGGTCAGCGTCTTCTCCATCATCTGGTAGGCCTTCACGCCGCCAGACGTTCCGAACTGGAGCCAGATAGCCTTCCGGCTCTCGAACCCTGCCTTGTATCCCAGGACGCCGTAGACGAACGAGTCGAACGCTCCGTTCTTCCCCGACTGCCCTGTCCGTACAGTCACGGCACGACGGAGGGCTCCGGATGATCGAGGCTTCTCGCCCTTCTTGCGACGACCGCGACGCGTGCCGAGCGGAGGCGTGTTCTTCCGGAGGATCGGAACGGCAGGCCGAAGGACGCGACGCATCGCGGCCTTTAGGTGCTTCTTCGCGATGTGCTTCGGAAGGGCACGGTAGGCGTTCATCAGAGCGCCGATATGAGCGTTCGCGTCGTAGCTATTTGGCTCGAACGAACTATTCCACGAGAGCGAGATCACGAGACCTGCTCCTCGACGGTCAGCTCGAGGTCCTCGCGGTTCCCCTGCTCGACGACGGCCGAGATGTAGAGCAGCCGGTCGCCGCGGGCGAGCCAGCGGAGCCGCTGGTCGCCTGCCAACCCGGAGCGGTAACGCGTGTAGACCGTGGCCGAGATCCCGCCGCCGACCTGGCCGCGGCGGGCCTGCTCGTTGTAGCTCGTTGCCTCGTAGGATCCGAAGATCGTCGCGACCGTCTCCCAGGTCTCGACGGTCCCGCCGGCCGCGTTGCGGCTGCGGACGGGCCTCTCCAGGACGAAGACTTCTCGGTAGCGGCCGGCAGCTCGTGCCATTACCAGCCTCCGTTCCACGAGCTGGCCGCGAGGAGCGTCTCGAACGCCTGGGGCAGCTCGCCCCCGCCTTCGGTGTTCAGGACGCCGCGGTTCTCGAACTGGTGGTTCACATAGGCCAGGAGGGCCGATCGGATCGTGGGCTCGATCACGCCACCAGGAGCGACGCCTCCCCAGTAGGTGACGACGACCTTCCCGGTAGTCGGGGTGTCGAGCGTCAGGGTCGCCGGGAACGAGTCCTCGTCGACCTCGTAGTCGCCGGCCGCGAGGGCGACGCCGTCGACGGTGACGGTGATCGGGTAGGTGGCCGAGATCAGGACCGGAGGGGCCGGCAGGTCGAGCACGCTGCCGCCCGTCTGCCACGTCGCCCGATACTGGGTCGCGACGAGCGTCACCGAGAGCCGCCGCTCGATCAGCCGCCGGGCGGCCGCGATCTTATCCAGGAGGAATCGGTCGTGTTCCGTCTGGTCCTGGGCGAGCGAGACCTGGGCCTTCGCCTCGGTGAGCGTCACAGGCTCGACGATAGGCCACTGGAGGACGCGGATCGTGTCGGGCTTCGCCATGCTCGCCTCCGAAGGTCCATATAGTCAGAGAGCCGGGGCCGGCATCCCTGCCAGCCCCGGCCCCCGAGAATCACATCGTCGAGGGTCAGGCCTTCGCGAGGCGACCCACGAACTCCGGAGCGTGGTTGCTCACGCCGAACCGGGTGTTCGCGACGTAGAGAACCTGGCGGTTCCGCATCAGGATCTCGCGGCCCGCTTCGATCTCGAGGCCGCTGTCCTTCAGTCCGACCACCGTCGACATCGAGAAGTCGCCGTAGAGGGCGAGCGTCGTGGAGGGGAGACCCTTCACGAGGTAGACCGGAGCACCGAAGATCGTCGGCACGACCCGGCCGCCGCCGACCGTGAGGGTCGTCTGCTGAGCGGACCAGATTTTCATCAGGTCGACCCAGCCTGCACGCGAGCAGACCCACGATGCGGTCCCCATCACGGTCTCGTCGACCTTGCCGACAACGTCGGCCAGGTTTGCGAGGCTCGTCGCCGTGGAGCCGGCCGCGACGGTGATCGTGTTGCCAGCCGCGACGCCAGCCGCGAGGCCACCGATCGTCGGGTTCGACGCCTGGCCCGCGAGCCAGAGCGAGTCCATCTTCTGAGCGTAGGCCAGAGCGAACCGCTCCGCCACGAGGCCGGCCACGTCGAGCGGCGAGTCCTCGATCAGCGAGCGGCTGATCGCGACCGAGCCCCGCATCTCGTACATGGTCAGGGCACCGACCGAGGACGCGAGGTCCTGATCGGTCGTCGCGGTCCCTTCAGCCACGAGCGACGCGGTCGCGTCGCCGACCTTCGGGAAGTCGATCTTCTGGCCGCGGGGCCGGACGACCGTCGCGAGCTGGAGAGCGACCGACGCGTACTGGAGCCGGTTGACGATCGCGCCGTACAGCTCCTTGTAGACGTACTCGGCACCGATCCCGTCGTAGGTGCTCGAGGTCTCGCCCATCGCTCGGGTCTCGCCCGTGTAGAGGGCCTTCAGGTACGATCCGACAGCCTCGGCAGCACGCCGCGAGCTGAAGAGCTTGATCCCGCTCCGCACGTCGGCGGGCTCCTGGAAGTCTTCGACGGCGGCCTTCTCGGCAACCTTCGGAGACGAGGCCGAGCCGGTCACCTTCCGGAGGCCGGCGAGCTTCTCGTCGAGGTCACGCTCGCTACCTGCGTCCTTCGACACGATGTCGGCCTTCGCGATCAGGCCCGCGAGCCGCTCCTCGATCCGGGTCCGCTCCTCGTCGTTCGAGGGCTCGACCGATCGGAGGGTCTCGATCTCGGTAGCGATCTGGGCGGCTTCGTCCTGGAGGCGAGCGAGTCGGGGCGACGGCATGGTGAGTCCCTTCGTGTTCGTGTGGTGTCCTTACCGCACATCACGATATGAGAGCCGGCCGCGGCAGAATCTCGCGGAGCGTTCTACGGTAGGACGGTCAGCGACACGTCCCCGTCGTGCATGTCTTCGCACGCTCCGCGACACATCGCGGGCACTTGCAGCCGCAGCGTTGCTCGATC